GTTAACTAATTTCAAAAAAATTAGAGTAGCACTTGCGAAAGATAATATGTTATATTGGAGTAAAGCTCCTATTGAAGGGGAAGTTAGAGCTTTAGAAGAATCGTATACCTTTGTGACTACTGGTAGAGGTGAAGTACCTATGCTATATAGAACATTACCTCCTCTGTATATTGGAGATAAGTCTCAAAGTGGTCATGAAAAGATGATGATTAGATTGAAAGCTACAGGTATGTTAGATTCAGAAGGTAAACCTATACCAGAACGTGAAAAACTTATACCACAATTACAGGAATTACTACTGAAGAATCCTAGCGATAGTACTACTTATCGAACTATACTTGAATCCGAGGATTCAGAATGGATGGTAGGTATGTTAAATGCTATTCATCCTGATTTAAGCTTAGATTCTGTAGAAGATCTACAACAAGTATTAATCAATAGACAGATGATGAATAATCAGAATATTGGATTAATGGATACTTCTTGGTTAAATATACCACAAATAGATCCTGATCTTCAAATGCAATGGAATGAAGAAGTAGGTGAACTACCTCCATATTTGGGATTCAATACTTTACTACCAGGTGTAGCTACTGAATTAGTAAATACTAAGTTAGTAACAGAAGAAGCTGAATCTGGATTTGATATGGCTACTTTAGGAACACAGCCTACTGAAACATTAAAAGAAACATGGGATAGAACCTTAATAGGTCAGGGACTGAATCAACTTATTGATATGACTGAATCAGTTACTCAAGGTAAACTAAGTACTGGTAATCAATTAATAGATAGAATAATATCTGGTAGAGGAGCACAGGAAGTTAAAGATTACTTACGTGAAGCCCCTATAACTGCACCATTAGTTGAACTTGCAGAATTATTAGACATAAATCCTGAATATCCAGAGCAATTAATGGATATAATTATTAACCCAAATGAATGGGATTTAATTAAACAAAGTGATGGGAACTTTAAACCTGTACGAAAAATACCACCAGAAAATTAATTACTAAGGTAAATAAATGGAACCAGATCCAAATGAAATATTTATAGATGATACTGTCGAAGCTGCACAAGCTTTTGCTGATGAAACAGATCAGATGGATAAAGAGATTGCAGCTAGAGAAGCTATCATTCAAAAAGAACAGGAAAAAGAAGGCGAAGCTTTAGCTACTCAGCAAGATCCAAGGAATGCTGAGAAATGGGATTTAAAAGCTTACGCTAAAGAAGGACAATCAATACTAACTGGTGGTCTTCAGGATTCTGCTTCTTCTATAACTACTTTCCCTGAACGTACAGTAGATGCTCTTACAGGTGAAATACAAAAAGAAAGAAAAGAGAATGGTTTCTATAAACCTGAATGGGATCCTTTCGTAAAACATGGAAACCCTATCATAACTAAAACATGGTGGGGTAAATTATTAAGAGGTACAGTACACTTTGGTAGCATGGCTGCAGCTATTATACCTACTGCTAAAGTAACTGGAGCTAGATTAGGTATAACAGCTGGCGGTATTCTAGGTAATAGTTTAGTTAGAGCTGCTGGTGTCGGTGCTGTCTCAGATTTGATATCTAAGGAATCAGACGGACAGAACGCACTAGGTATGCTACGAGACCGTTATGGATGGGTAGATACACCATTAAGTACTAAAGATACAGATCATCCTGTTTGGATGAAAGTGAAAAACATTATCGAAGGTATGGGTATAGGTCTAGTCTTTGATAGTGCTACTATGGTATTAGGTAAAGGTAATAGAATTGTTCAAGCTAAATTAAAAGATAGAGGTAAAAGTGTTGAAGTTGAAACTCTAAGAAAAGGGTTACAAGAATTAAGAAAGAATGAGTTTGAATTTAGAGGTAGTAAAAATAAACCAATAGCTAATTCAGAACAAGCTGCACACTATTCTCAAGATGATCCTTTTATTGTATGGGAGAATCAAAAGAGAATTAGAAAAGAATGGGGTTCTGAAGAAGGATCTGCTGGTACTGTTGTTAGACCAGTTCAAAAAGAAAGAGTAGCTAGAGAAGCTAATATAGATCCTGATATAGCAGAAGAAACTTTAAAGAGATTAATGAGTACCGAAAGGTATCAAAAAGTCTTAGATAGTGTAGGTGGCAGTAGAAAAAGATTAGTTGAAGTATTTGGTGATTCTATAGCAGCTCATCAACGAATTACTTTAGGTAGAAATCCAGCTGATATGCCAGCTGAAGAATACTTAAAAGAATTATTTGAATCATTTGATGAGTTTGATGCAGGTACTGATGATGCTATTAAAACTATTACAAGTAAAAACGTAGTAGTAGCAGATATGGTTGTTGGTACATTACTTCAAGAAATAAGAGATAGGGGTATATCTGGTAGAGAAATAGCAGATTTTGCTAATCTTGAAAGTGTAGACGGACCTTTAGATCAAATAGTAGATACATTAATGACAGCTCTAACTGAAACAAAAAGAGCTAGAATAGTTAAATCACAGAACTTTAGAGAATTAGGTGCTGGTAAACGTAGATACTTAAAGGAAACTCTATCTAAAGAGATGTCTGATACTAGACAATCTATTCAATCAATATTGAAAATTGCTGGAGATAGTGAAGATAATAATCTATTGATGGCTTTGTTTGAAGCTTTCTCTTCTATGCAAACAGTTAATAGTCTTGATGACTTTGATGCGTGGGCTAGGAAGATGATTATAGGTGGAGAGATTGAAGGTAAGAGGCAGATAGGAGCCGTTATAAGGGAGCTAGAAGGTACAATGATACATAGTATACTAAGTGGACCTAAGACCCCTATGAGGGCTGCTATGGGTACTAGTACAGCTGCATTCTTGAGACCTATATCTACTACATTAGGAGCAGCGTTTAGGTATCCATTTAATAATGATGCTACTACCTTAAGAGCTGGTATGGCTTCTATGAATGCTATGATGCAATCTATACCTGAATCATTTACACTCTTTAGAAATAAATTAAATTCATACTGGAGTGGTGATCTATCAACTGTTAAAACTAGATTTGCTGAATATACTAAAGGTGATGATAACTGGGAAGTTTTAAGAAGATGGGCTGAAGATAGTGGTAGAGCTACAGCTGGAGATAGAGCTTGGTTTAATATGGCTAATATGGCTAGAAGTTGGAACAATAGTAATTTCTTAACTTACTCTACTAAATTAATGGCAGCAACTGATGATGCTTTTGCTTATATTTTAGGTAGAGCTAAGATGAGAGAAAAAGCTATGAGGTCAGCTTTAGATGCTCAAGCTAAAGGTAGACTAACTGCTTATTCAGAAATAACTCCTGAATTAATAAGATTCTATGAAGATGATTTCTATCGTCAAATCTTTGATGGTAATGGTGATATTGTAGATAGTGCTACTAAATTTGCAAGAAAAGAAGTAACACTTACAGAAGAATTAGATCCACAAGGTTTTGCTGGAGGATTGAATGCTGTATTCCAAGCTAACCCTTGGGCTAAACCTTTCTTCTTATTTGCTAGAACTGGAGTTAATGGTCTTAAATTAACTGCTAAACATACACCTGGATTTAATTTCTTAGTTAAAGAATTTAATGATATAGCTTTTGCTACTCCTAATAACTTAGATAATGTTGCTAAATATGGTATAACTAATGCTGCTGAACTTGCAAATGCTAAGGCACTGCAGACAGGTAGATTAGCTATGGGATCTGGTTTAGTAAGCATGGCTATTTGGTCTTGGATGTCTGGTAATATGACTGGTAATGGTCCAATTGATAGACAGAATAGACAAGTATGGCTAGATGCTGGTTACAAACCAAGACATATTAAGATAGGTGATGTATGGGTAGGATATGAATCTATAGAACCATTCAATCAAATAATATCTATGATCGCTGATGTAGGTGATTACAGTCAATTAATGGGTGAAGAGTGGACTGAGAAACAGTTACTTAAAACATCTCTTTTATTAGCACAAGGTATAACAAGTAAATCTTATCTTGCTGGTATGCAGCAGTTTGTTGATTTGTTTGGAGGTAGACCAGGTCAAGGTGAAAGGATTGTAGGTAATATAATGAATAATCAAGTACCTCTAGCTGGATTAAGAAATGAATTAGGTAAATTATTCTTACCTTATACTAGAGAATTAGGATCAGGTATTTTCCAATCTATTAGGAATAGAAACTTAACTAGTGAGTATTTACCTGGACA